TTCTACAATTTATCATCATACTTTTCAAGTTAATGCAAATTACATAAGAGTATTAAGTGAACCCACCGCAGGAAATATATCGTTAGTACAATTAAGAAATTAATTGACTTTTACATACTTTTCGTGTATAATTAATGCATGGATATAGACTTTTTAGTAGAAAAGGTGCATCGTCTCCTTTTGGATAATCTTCCAATAAGAACTAGCAAAACTCCTAGTGGCTGGAACACTATGGACTGTCCTATGTGTACTGACAAAAGAAAACGCGGAGGACTTATAACAACAGGAGCAAAAATATCCTATAATTGTTTTAACTGTGGATATACTACAGGTTGGGAACCTAATCCCACACTTGGCAAAAAATATAAACAACTAGCAACAACACTAGGTGCTGATCAGCAAGACATACATAAAGTTACAATAGAATTATTAAAGTTTGCAGAAGAATTAGAAACTGAAAGTACTACAGACTATGTTTATAACTTACAAAAATTTAATACAGAACAAATTCCAGAAACAGCAACGGCAGTTGATGACTTACCAGAAGATCATGCTGTAAAGGAATACGCAAGGCAAAGAGGACTACTTGGTCTATATCCACTGCTATACTTTGATGAGAAGTTATACAAGCAGAGATTGGTAGTCCCTTTCACTTATAATAACGAGGTGGTAGGCTGGACAGGAAGGCATATAAGCCCTCCTGACAAACAAACGCCTAAGTACTTACATAAAATGCAACCTGGATATGTGTTTAATATAGATAGATTTGCAGACAGTAAAAGGGAAATTGTTATTGTTACAGAAGGAGTATTTGATGCGATACTGGTAGATGGTGTTGCAATACAAGGTAATAGTGTTGGCCCTGAACAAGCACATTTAATTGAAAAATTAGGTAAAAGAATTATAGTATGCCCTGACAGAGATAAAGCAGGCATAGAGTTGATGTTGCAGGCCGCTGAACTAGGGTGGGAAGTAAGTTTCCCGCCTTGGCATGTAGATTGTAAAGACGCCGCAGATGCAGTTAATATGTATGGAAGATTGGCAACAGTGAGCAGTATAATAAAACATGCAACAAACAATAAACTTAAAATAGAAGTAAAGGCAAAAATGTTATGAGAGAAAAAATTAGACATTGGGCAAGTGTATGTAAAGTTCATTGGAAAGAAATAGTAACACTATCCATTGCATTACATTGGGTAGTAGACTTATTAATATTAGGACCAATAGTTTTCTTTTTGGGATATTTGTTTGGAGTACATGTAGGAGATTAAATGAAGTTAGTAGCAAACGGTTGTAGTTTTACTTATGGACATAAAGACTCCGAAAATAGTATGGCTCCAGATTGGGTATGGCCTAGTCTTTTTAATGATATAAAACAATTTACTAGTACTATAAATCTAGCAGTTGAAGGTGCATCTAACGATAGAGTTGTTAGGACTTCTATTGAATATTTTGAAAAAAATAAAGGAATAGATTTAAATAATACAATACTAGTTGTGCAACATCCTACACCTAATAGAGGAGAATGGTTTAATATAGCAAATAAATTGTGGATAGGCTATGTAACAACAATGGAAGATGTATTATATGATATTAGTATGTCATACTATACAAAAAATGATTTAGATAAAATACAAATTGATACTAAAACAGAACGAAAAGTATTCGATCAATACAAGGCAATTGTGGAATCAGATATCACAGAAGTTATAAAATACTTTAAAAATATTATTTTATTGCAAACATATTGCAAACAAAAAGGAATTAAACTTTTACAAGTAGGACTGTCAGCAAGATGCTTGCCAAGATTTCACTTTAAAGAGTCTAGAGACTCTATTGCAAATAGTATCTTTTGCAAGGAATTATATAAAATGATAGACGAATCTATAATATGTGATAGATTTTTAACAGATATAGCAAAAGGTAATGAAGAAAGTCCGACTGACGGTCATCCAAACGAAGTAGGACATGACTTAATTTTTAGATATATATACAATGAGATAAAGAAAAGATGGCAGATATAAAACAATATAACGAAGAAACACAGGAATTATTTTTAAGATTCTTATTAAGCGATCCTGACTTATTTGCAAGATGTCAGAACATTGTAAATCCTGTATACTTTAATATGAAGTATAGAAAAGCAGTAGAACTATTTGTATCTCATAGTACAGATTTTAATGCTATCCCAACACCAGAACAGGTTAGTGCGGTAGCAGGAATACAACTAGACCCTATTCCTGATGTAACCTCTGATCATCATGAATGGTTTATGAATGAATTTGAAACATTTTGTAGGCATAAAGCATTAGAAAAAGCAATTATTGAGAGTACAGACTTACTAGAGAATCAAGACTATGGTACTGTAGAAAATAAAATTAAAGAAGCAAGCCAAGTTGGTCTAGTAAAAGATTTAGGAATAGAATATTTTGAAGACCCTAAAGCAAGATTACAATGGATTAAAGATCAAGCAGGTGCAATTAGTACAGGTTGGAAAGGAATAGATCATAAACTTTATGGTGGTATGAATAGAGGCGAGATGACAATCTTTGCTGGAGGTTCAGGTGCAGGTAAGAGTTTATTTTTACAGAATTTTGCAGTTAATTGGGCCTTAGCAGGTATGAACGCAGTATATATTAGTTTGGAGCTCAGTGAGCAATTAATTAGTATGAGATTAGACAGTATGGTTTCTGGTTATGGTACTAAAGAAATTATGCGTAATATGGATGACGTGGATTTAAAAGTTCGTATGAAGGCTAAGGGTGCTGGTAAATTAAGAGTTAAGCAAATGCCCAATGGTGTTAATGTAAATGACATAAGAGTATTTTTAAGAGAGTATGAAATATCCTGTGGTGAGAAAGTAGATTGTTTATTAGTTGATTACTTGGATTTAATGATGCCTATTAGTGCAAAAGTAAGTGGTAGTGATTTGTTTATTAAAGACAAATATGTATCTGAAGAGTTGCGTAATTTAGCGGTAGAGAAAGATCTATTATTTGTAACAGCATCTCAGTTAAACAGAGGAGCAGTAGAAGAAATAGAGTTTGATCATCATCATATTGCAGGTGGTATCAGTAAAATACAGACAGCAGATAATGTTGTAGGTATATTTACAAGTAATGCTATGCGAGAAAAGGGTAGGTATCAAATACAGTTTATGAAAACAAGATCTAGTAGTGGTGTAGGCACAAAAGTAGATTTAAGATTTGATCCTGATACGTTAAGAATAGAAGATTTGCAAGAAGGCGACGAAGATGCAGACACAATGACAACAACCAGTTTAGTTGATCAACTAAAAAGAGGTAATTCTATAAAAGCAGAAGAACCTGAACAAAAAGACACAATAGGACAAGCCATGAACATGCGTGAGTTTCTGAAAAAGAATGACTTATAATGATAAATAGCATTATACATATTTTTTGGAGATACCATGCCTAAGGCTCGTAGTATATTAGAAGAACTAAATCAAATATCTGTAGACAGAGATAGAAATCATGTCACATCTAATAGAGGTGAGCATGTAATTACCAGTGCAATTAATTTAATAGAACAAATAGAATTAAATTATGATGAAAAAACTGCTAAAGATTTAACTAATAGACTAATAAACAGTATAAGAGGCAGAGATGTCAAAAAATTCTCCAGAGGTATTAAAAAAGTTATAAAAGAATCTCAGAGAGAAGACCATGCTAATTAAAGAAGTACTTAATAGTACAAATACATTTCCTTTAATTGAATCCCAACTTATAAACCATGGAGATATCATTAAACATGAGGGTGGAATATATGTGTGGGACGAGGAGAATCAGGCATTCCGGGTACAAAAACCAGGTCCTTTAGGAAACGGTACACTAACTCCCAAAGCAAAAGATTACCTAGATCAAGGCTCTAGAGAAGAATGGGAAGTTTTAAGTGCCGCAGGTATTATTAAAAAAGGCGAACAAATGGGACCAACACTAAAAACAAGATTTAAAAATCTTTTTGGAAAAGGCCCTGGTAGTGGAGGGTTTAAAAACCCAAATATAAACGACAAACCTAAAACTAAATTTGGTAGTGGATTTTTAAGAGGTATAGGCTCTGATGTAAAGTCCGGCGGAGATGTTGGATATGGTAATAAAATAGGTAGAGCACTAGGTTCAGTATTTGGACAAATGGCAGATAATACAGTTTATCCTAAAAATTTAGAGATGCATTTTGTTAGTAAAAATGGAAAACCTGTTGATGTTATATTACAGCAAAGATATACAGGAAAGGATTTTAAGAAATTAACAAAAGATAAAGGAACTGTACAAGTTAAAAGTAAAAAACAAAATACTACATATTCGATTAGTCCTGCTAAATTAGTTGTAGGATATCATGAAGAACAAGATAAGAAATAAGATAAATGAAATTTTCAGATATCTCAACTAGTTTCGTAAAAGAAATTATATTAGAAGCAGAAAATAAAAATACTCATTTAGAGCATCTGGAAGATAATATATTTAATAGAGGTTATCAAGGTGCCAAAGAAGCAATAAATTATCTATACAGTTTACATGAAATGCTAGAAGGCAATTCTGAAAGTCCTGTTAGTATGACAACAAAGTGGGACGGAGCACCCGCCATAATCGCAGGTAAAGATCCACAAACGGGTAAATTTTTTGTAGGTACTAAAGGCGTATTCGCACAGAAACCTAAAATAAACTTTACAGAAAAAGATATAGAAGTAAATCATCCTGGAGAAGGGTTACAACAAAAATTAAAAGTTGCATTGAAAACACTTAGCACACTTAATTGGAATACCGTTGCACAAGGCGATATGTTATTCTCTAAAGAAGATTTACAACAAACAAATATAGATGGCGAAGAAGTAATAGTATTTAAACCTAATACTATTGTATATGCAGTACCTACAAATAGCGATTTAGCAAAGCAAGTTACTAGTGCAGACATTGGTATAGTATGGCATACAGAGTATATAGGAGG